AACATACTCGCTTAAGCGGGTTTATGTTATACAAATCTCACAGAAAGGATGAAAAAAACAATGAGCAAGTCTAAGAAGACTCCCGAGCAGGAAGAAGAGACTAAGGGCAAGGCTCCGGCCGCACCCGAGGAAGATCCGAAGCCTGCAGAGGAAACTCCCAAGGACAATCCGTCCGAAGAGAAGCCCGCTGAGGAAAAACCCGAAGATAAGGGCGGCTCGGAGGAAAAGCCTGCGGAGGAAAAACCGGAGGATGCTGAGGATCCCAAGAAGGACGAAGAGACCCCCGAAGATAAGGAACAGCCCAAGGACGATCCCGAAAAAGCTCCGGCTGCTGCTCCTACCAATGAGGTCTCCGAGCGTGAAGCACAGCTGCAGACAGAGCTTTTGGAAGCACGTGGCCAGTTGGCTGCCTATGCCGCAGGTGTGGATCCTTCCAAGGTTGGCGATGCGGTGATCCTGGCAACTGCGGAAGCCCAGAAGGAAGGCGATCTCACAGAAGCCGGTGTTACCAAGGCTATGGCCAATGTTCTCAAGCGGCACCCTGAGTGGAAAGCTTCCGGTGGTGACGGCAAGAAGTCCGGCTCCGGTGGCTTCAAACTGGGTGCAGACCCCGACAAGGCCGGCAACGGCAAGAAGTCCGGTGGCAAGTCCAACGGCAACACCAAGCGGTGGAACCGCTATAAGTAAATCACGTCAAGAAAGGATGAATGAACTATGCCTAATGTTGTAAACTACGCAGAAAAGTGGGAGCCTGAGCTGCTGGAGATCATCAACCAGAACACTCTGTGCACCCCTTTCATTACCGACAATGTCCGCTTCCTGGACGCAAAGACCTTCCACTTCACCAGCATGGCCACCTCCGGCTTCAAGAGCCATAGCCGGAACGGCGGTTGGAACCGTGGTAAGTTCACCCAGACCGACCACCCCTTCACTCTAGATCACGACCGTGATATCGAGTTCCTGGTGGATAAGGCCGATGTGGATGAGAGCAACCAGACCGCTTCCATTCAGAACATTGCCCACACCTTCACCCAGACCCAGTCTGCACCCGAGAAGGATGCTCTGTTCTTCTCCAAGGTTGCAACTACCGCAAAAGCGCTGGAAGGCTATCATAGCTCTACTGCTGCCGGTGATTGGACCAAGGAGAATGTCTATCCCAAGCTGAAGGCAATGCTGGGTGCAGGCAAGCTGAAGCTGTACAAGTCCAAGGGTGCACTGATCACCTATGTTGCCAGCTACATCATGGATCTGCTGGAGCAGAGCACCGACTTCACCCGCTCCATCGAGGTCACTGCTGTTGCTGACGGTGGTACCGGTCTGGAGACTCGTATCACCGACATCGATGGTGTTCCTGTCATGGAAGTCATCGACGATGAATCCTTCTACGATGCCTTCAACTTCGATTCCGAGGATGGTGGTTTCGTGCCTGCTGCCGGTGCTCACAAGATCAATGTGCTGATTGCCACTCCTGTCACCACCAAGCTGGTGCCCAAGATCAGCTCTGTGTACTACTTCAATCCCGGTTCCCATACCGAGGGCGACGGCTATCTGTACCAGGAGCGCGAACTGTCTGGTGTGTTCACCTTCCCCAACGGTAAGACCGGTAAGGTCGACAGTGTCTATGTCGACACCGATACCGAGGCGGTGGCCTAATGGCTTCTTACGCCGACATCAACGACTATGTCGATCTGTGTTTGGGGAATTACCAATCCATCGCTGATGGTAGTCTGTTTGAGTTGGCAAGCGATGCTGTTGATGCTCTCTGCTATGGGCGGATTCGCAAGATTGGCTTTGACAATCTGACGAAATTTCAGCAAGAGAAGGTTAAGAAAGCCGTGTGCTTGCACGTTTCTTTCCTGTCCACCTATGGTGAACTGCTGAACAGCCCTCTTTCCAGCTACGGTATCAACGGCGTGAGCATGAGTTTTGATGCGGCAAAGGTGGTAACACAGGGCAATGTTACCACCAACCAGGCAGTCATGCAGCAGTTGAGGCAGTCGGGTCTTGCAACCCGACTGATCCCCTGATGTGGCCGTGCTTGGTGCCACCGGGAGTGTGTAACACCCCTTGCAAGGTCGTTTTGACCGCAGGTGAAGGTGAAGATTGCGCTCCTGTTGTGGTTGCAACTCTCAAACTCAAATGCAACTGGCAGGATGCCCCACGGCAGGTGTTGGATGCAGAACGACGGCTGATACAGCTTGGCGGTGTTGCACTTTTTACCGGCGATATCGCACCAAAGGTTGATGTGCTTGCAGGTACTGTAGAAATCTACAGCACCACATGGACCATCCATAGAGGAACAAAGTGCCGCAATCCTGATGGATCTGTGAATTACACGAAGCTGGAGCTGATGTAAAATGCCAAGTGCAGAGCTGAAGTTAAATCTATCGGCTTTGGATGGCCTTCGCCGTGAAGCCATGGATGCCGCTCTGGAAGCGGTATCTGCTTTGCGCGGTGAGGTCGTTACTGCGCAGGTAATGCCCTTTGATACCGGCGATATGCAGAATAACAGCACCTCCGTTCAGCAGCGGGTAAAGGGCGACGATATACACACCATGCTTTTTACCGATACGCCCTATGCCAGGAAGCTGTACCACCATCCGGAATACAACTTCCAGACAACCAACAATCCAAATGCCCAAGGGAAGTGGCTTTCGCCCTGGCTCCCCGGTGGAGCAAATGAAAGCTTTTTGCTCGATACATACCATCTCAAGCTGAGAGCGAGGTTAAACAAATGATCACTGAACAGGTGAAAAACTGGATTAAGGCACAAGCACCGGATTATGCTGACTGCATCCGCTTGGGTGCTGTCGATGCAAATGCAGAGCATTTTCTGGGTGTGTTCCCCGGTAATCCTACCGGCCGGATGCACATTGCCCTCGGTGGCACTGATTGTTCCCGGTATGACACCCTGTATGTCCGTTTGCTGCTTCGCTGGGGAAAGAGCCAGGTAACTGCAGAGAAGCAGGCACAGGCACTCTGGAAGCTGTTCTACGGCCTCACAAACGCCGATATGGACGGTGCTACAGTTTCCTTTGTTGATCCCGGCTCTGGCCCTGTGCCTATGGGACGGGGCGGAGATGGCGTGTTTGAGTACACCATCAATCTTACTATCACCTACATGAAGGAGTGAAATGAATGACCGGCGTGTACCCTGTTTTTAAGAACAAGTTCAAGATCGGAGACAGTGCCGAAAATGTGAACACCATTGCCGAAATGGAAAACTTCTCTGTTTCCATCGATGGTAACGTGGAAGAGTGGAGCCCCATGGAAGCCGAAGGCTGGCTGAAGCGCATGGTAACTGGCAAGGCTCTGACCATCTCCCTGTCCGGCAAGCGCTGTGTCGGTGATGCTGGCAATGACTACATTGCTGAGAAGGCATGGAAGACCGGCGCAGACTGCGAAGGCCACTTTGAGTGGGAGTTCCCCAGCGGCGCAAAGCTGACCTTCCCCTGTGTGGTTAGCGTTACCAACCCCGGCAGCGGTGAAAGCCGTAATGTGGCTGCTCTGGAAGTGGACATCATGTCCAACGGAAAGCCCGAATACACCCCCGCTGCTGCGTAAGGCAGTTCCATATTTTTACACTATGCCCCCACCCCTGGGCGGGGTGGGGGTTTCTCGTGAAAGGAGAAATTAACTATGGGTAAGATGTACACCCTCGATAACAAACTGTTGACCGAAACCTCCGAGATCCGTATTGGTGACAAGGTCTATCCTGTCGATGATCGGGTCAAGACCGTCAAGAAGATCCAGGAGATATCTAAAAACATTTCCGATGATCCCTACGGCAGCATTTCCGAGGCTTTGACACTCGCTCTGGGTCCCAAGGCCGCAAAGGAGATCGACGATATGAATATGCCCCACAAGGCATATCAGCGGATGTTTGAGCTGGTTATGGCAGCGGTCACCGGCGAAGATGCCGATGTAATCGCTGACCGATTTCAGGACAAAGAGAAATAATATCCAAGATGCTGCCTACGATCAGGATTATGACAAAGTCCTGATCGAGCAGAGCATTGCCACCCAGTATGGGATCCTTCCGAGCCAGCAGGGAGATCTGTCGTACTCGGAATGGTCCAAATTGGTCAGCGGCTTGATGGACGATACTCCGTTGGGGCGTGTGGTGGCAGTACGAACAGAAACAGATCAGAAGGTTATTTCCCAATTCTCTCCGTGGCAGCGACAGATCCGGGCAGACTGGAATGCCTTTAAGGCAAAGAGAATGTCGCAGCAGTCCACAGAGGATATGGAACAGCAGATGAAACAGCTGGAGAGAATGCTCGCAAGTGCGTTTGGAGGTGGTAAGAGTGGCTGATGGAAGTGTAGGTTCGGTATTTCTTGATCTTGTGGTCAGGGATACTATCGATAAACAGGTATCGGACCTAAGTAGCAAGGCTACTGCAAGCGCAAAAAAATCATTCTCCGGCATGGAGACGGCAATCGGTTCTATTGTAAACAAAGCAATTAGCAAGGTCGCCAAACTGGGCGATACCATTGCGAATGGGCCTGCGCGAGCAATGGAGCGAGCTGCCGGCAAAATGCAAACTTCCACCAAAAGGGCTTTTCAGTCCGTTTCCAACAGCGCAGCCAGCTGTGGGCAGAAGGTGGAAAGTTCTATCGAGAGATCTTTCAGTAAATCAGTTGCTAACGCACAGGCAAAAGTAGATGAATTAGAACGAGCACTTGAAACTGTAAATTCTGATTTAGATAAATTTGCTAAAAGCGGAATCACCCCTACAAACAGTAAGGAAGCAAATGCTCTTGTTGCTGAGCAGGAACGGCTATATGAGCGACTTGAAGCAGCAAAGAAACGCCTTTCCATCGAGAATCAAGCTGCAGCACAGAAAGAAGCGGCCGCCCAGCAAAAGGCCGCACAAGCCGCTGCAAAGGCTCACGAGCAGTCTGCCGCTCGTATGAAGAATGCGTTCTCCAAAGCTTTTTCCGGTGCAAAGAAAATGGCTGGCGGTTTTGGTAAGGCCGTAACCGGCATTAAGAGCAAGCTTTCCTCTGCAGGCAAGTCTGCGGGCCGTTTTGGCACCAGGTTGAAAAGCATCATTTCCGGAGCGCTGGTGTTTAACCTGTTGAGCTCTGCGCTGCGGAAAATGACTGACTATCTAGGCACCGCTGTCAGTTCTTCCTCGGAAATGAAGGATGCACTTGCCAACCTAAAGGGTGCGGCTATGACAGCTGCACAGCCTATTGTGGAAATGCTCACACCGGCACTCACGGCTCTGGCCAACGGTGCTGCTACAGTCCTTTCGTACTTAACCCGGCTGATCTCTTTCTTTACCGGAAAAACAGTGTCTTCCATGTCCAGTGCCGCAAAGAAGATCCAAGGCACTGCCGGCGCTGCCAAGAAGGCTATGGCCAGCCTTGCTGGTTTCGATGAGATCCAGAAGCTTGACAGCAACGACAGTTCCGGTGGTGGCGGTGGTGCTGCTGAGGTACAGCCTAACTTTGATTTCCAAGGGCAAAGTTCTTTCCTCGATTCTGTTATGGAATCCGTCAAGGCAGGCAACTGGGGCGATGTAGGTGCGCTTCTGTCCAAGAAACTGAACAGCTGCTTGAATTCTATCAACTGGCCCAATATCCAGAAGAAAGCATCTTCCTGGATCTCCGGTTTGGTGGAAGGTATCAACGGCTTTGTCCAGAATCTGGACTGGGGTGCTGTAGGATCCACAATCGGAGAATCCCTCAATACACTCATTACCTCTGTTGGTACCTTCTTTGCCAACATGGACTGGACTTCTCTAGGTAGTGGTATCGGCGAAGGTATTACCAGTATCTTCACCAGTATCAACTGGGAGCAGTATAAACAGTCCCTGACGGAAGGATTTAACGGCATTTTAGAGCTGGTGTCCGGATTTGCATCCGGATTCGCACCGTTGCAAGGTATTGACTTCTCTGCCGCCACGGAATCCCTGCAAGGGCTTTGGCAATCTGTATGGGATTTCGCAGAGCTGGTAGGAGGTGCCTTGGCGGAAGTCTACAACACCGTGCTGAAGCCTATCCTCAAGTGGGCCATCGAAGATGCGGTACCTGCATCGGTCGATGTGTTCACTGCCGCATTCGATGCATTATCTGCCATCCTCAAGCCTGTCATGGAAGGCCTAGACGGACTTATGGCTGGACTTGAGCCTGTCATTGCATTCATCGAAGATGTTGCTATGATCGCTCTGGAAGGCCTGAAAGAAATCTTTGAGAAGGTCGGACAGGTGTTCACCGAAAAGGGCGGCAAAGTGCAGGAGATCGTTTCCGGTATCGGTGATATCATTGCTGCTGTCTGGAAGCTGATTGAGCCTATTATGGTCGCACTGAAAGAAACTGTCGGTGCTGTGTTCAGCTTCATCGGTGATATTGTGGGTACCGCCATCGGCTTGGTAATCGATGTACTGGGCGGCCTGATTGACTTTGTTGCCGGAGTATTCACTGGCGACTGGGGCAGAGCCTGGGACGGAATTGTCGGCATTTTCAACGGCATTGTCGATGCCATTAAGGGCACCATCAACAGTGTTATCGGTTTTATCAATGGTCTGATTTCCGGTGTGTGTTCCGGTATCAATACCATCATCAAAGCAATGAACAAGCTGAAATGGGATGTGCCTGACTGGGTACCTGTTCTGGGTGGTAAGACCTTCGGCTTTAACCTGAAGACCATCACTGCTCCCCAGATCCCCATGCTTGCCAACGGTGGCGTTATCACGCAGCCAACCCTCGCTATGATGGGTGAGTATTCAGGCGCAAGCCATAACCCCGAGATCGTAGCTCCTCAGTCCATCATCGAGCAGACACTAGCTAAAGCTATGGCCAGTCATTACGGCGACATGGTCCAGTGCTTTGAAGCTGTTGTAGATGTACTGAAAGAAATTCTGGAAGCTATATATGGTGTAAATACAGGTATAGATAGCAGAAGATTGTACGATATGTGGGAAGAAGAGAATAGAAAGAGGGCTGTAATGCAAGGAGGAGGGTGGTTGTGAAAAGAGAATTTTGCTATGAATACCTCATTGATGGAAAACCGTTACTAGCTCCTGATATGAATGTTAATATCACAGAAAATGACTTAGATAGTCCTGCAAGCGGCAGAGACGAAGCTGGATATATGCATCGCATAATTATCCGATCAGCTGTGAAAACATGGGAATTTGTTTATGCGGTTCTTGACGCTGAGGATTACACATATATACAAGATCTGTTTAAAGGAAAAGCAACTTTCATTTTTGAGTACAGGAATCCGGATGGGTCTGTATCTTCCACACATGCTTACACATCAAAACGGAGCATCACCCTGCGAGACTACGCTACTGGGGGGTATAAGAACCTCAAATTCAACATCATCGAATGTTAGGAAGGAAGTGTTTTCTGTTGTGCAATAGTAAGAAATGCCCCTGCCGAGGATGCAATCTTGCCCGCACTGACTTTGCGTGTGATACCTGCGAACGGTTCCCACGGTGGTTCCTGAAAGCGTGGAAAGATATCAACCGCTTTGCGTGGTATGCTATGGACCTTCGTGGCAAGAGAGAACACTTCCAGTATGAGCTTCCACACGAACGGCCGGTGATGGACAAAGATCCCTGCTTGGAATGTCCTTGCCGTGAATGGTGCGACACGCCCTGCCGCCAACGGTTGAAATGGTGGGATATCCAGATGGCAGAACTCCGCCAAGCACTCGGTTATAGGGGGTGTGATAGTGAGTGAAGCCATTGTTGTGGCATTGATCACCGGCGGCCTGTCGCTGATTGGAGTTGTGGTTACCTGCAGATCCACTGCAAGGAAGAGCGAGAAAAGCCAAGAGATTGCCCAAGCCGTTATGAAGTCCCAAATGGAAGAGCTGACCCGAGAAGTCCGAGAGCATAACGGTTTTGCCAAACGCATGCCGGTGGTAGAAGAATAGATCAAGGTGATAAACCACCGGATCAGCGATCTGGAACAGTATCATAAACCTACAAACTAAGGAGATTATGCCAAATGAGTGAACAGAAACTGAGCACGATCCAGAAGCGCAACAATCTGCACCAGGTGTTCCGAGGAGATGATCCGGGAGCTGGTGGCGCTTGCCACAGATACATTGTAAGACAGGACAAGTTCTGTCCCCACGAAGAAGTTGTTGTGGCGGAGATCCAATTCCAGCACGGCCCCCGAAATGAAGAGGGCAGCACGGTCGGTGTCTTGGACGTAGATTTGCTGGAGATCGTGCGCGACCGGCTGAAGCAATTCCAGGCTGGTGAATTTGCCTGCCGGGAGAACGCCTGCGCTCTGACCCACATCGAGGAAGCACTGATGTGGATGAATAAGCGCACCGAAGATCGTGCTGAGCGCAATGTGCTTGGCACCTACAACAAGTAAGGAGATGCGTATGAGCAACAAGATGTATGATGTACTGAAGTGGATTGCAATGGTTTGTCTGCCGGCCATCGCAACACTGTACTTTGCCTTGGCAGGCATTTGGGGCTTTCCCTACGGTGAAGAGGTTGTCGGCACCATCACCGCCGTAGACACCTTCCTTGGTGTTCTGCTGGGTATCAGCTCTGCACAGTACAATAAGAAACAGGCAGAATAATAGCAATGCCCCTCTCTGGATCTGCTCCAGGGAGGGGCGGTTTCATTGCCAAATCCGTTGCCATTTTGGGTGCCAACTGCCTTTTTTTGTTGCCTTTTTCTATTCTGCGTTGCCATTTAGTAAACCGCTAACAATACAAAAATATCTTAAAATGTACGGAAAACACAGCAAAATAGGGTAAAACAAGAAATAACACCACCGAAAATCGGTGGTGTTATTGGCAGAGGATGAGGGATTCGAACCCCCGCAAACGGAGTCAGAGTCCGGTGTGCTACCGTTACACTAATCCTCTGTGTATCAAGCACGGATATTATTATACCTAAGGGGCGAAAAATGTCAAGCACTTTTTTCCATTTTTCCAAAGTTTCTCCCGGGCAAATGCAGTTTGCCCGGGATATCTGTTTTTATGCATTATCTCCGGAATTTTCCCAGGGAAAGGGCTTTCCCTTCAGTACGTGGTTGCGCAGGTAGCGGAATGTGACATCCTCTCCTTCGTCCCGGAGCATCGTCAGAATATACTGCAGCTCTTTAAGGGTCTGCTGATTCATAAAGGATTTTTCCCGGCTTTTTTCCAAATACTCCAGTGCCGAGCCGGGGGTATAATCTTTCCCTTGGTAGACCATGCAGGCGGCTCTGCGATCCATGACCATTTCCACCAGGTATTTCCGGGGCATGGGTACATACTCATAACGCCGTGTCTCCAAACTCAGATCCGACCAATATTCGTAATGATGGCGGTTACGACCCTTGTGGTGCATCCAGGATTCGCTGTAGCCTTTGTCCTCACGCTCAGCGGTATTGGGACTGCGTGTTCCCTGAAAATACCGCACACCGCTTAAAAACTCCGTAGGCGTATATTTTGACAGATCGTGGGTCAGACCCTGCCGGATCAGCCCCACCCGAAAGCATCCCTGCCGTACCAGCCAGCGATGATGGGTAATGGTGACAAAATGCTTCCAGCCTTTTACAAAACTCATTGCTTTATGCTCCTGTCCACGTGCCGTTCTTGTTTAAAATAAAGGTATCAAACTCGCCAACCAGCTCCCAGTACAGATTGTACATGTTGCCGTTGGCATCCGGTTGGACGGACATCTGCACCGGAATATCTCCGTGGAGCATGTCTGCGTAGCCATGGCCGGCATGAATAGTCACTGTGCCGTTTTCATTTTTGGTATATTTGCCTGACATGAAGAAGTCCACGATCACGGTCTTTCCGTCCACAGGGTCCAGTGCGTAGACCGTAAAGGTGTAATTATCCTCATCCAAAAGATAGAGAGTCTTCCATTGGTTAACCGTCGAGGAATTGACCTTCTCTTCCACGGTGTAGACCTGGACGCCGGTTTCTGCTGCGGAACAGCCAAACAGCATAAGCACGGTAAGGATGCTCAGCAAAAGGGCAAAGATTCGTTTCATTTTCGTGTGCTCCTTTTAAAAACTGCTATACAGTATAGCACAGTTTTTGGAAATATGCAATCACCGCCGCATTTTGGGATTGCATTTTCTTTTTCGTTCGTGTATAATAGCGAGGTGTTCAATTCCCGGACGTGGCTCAGTTTGGGGAGCGATGGGAGCGCCGCCTGTGGCGGATGAAGCGACCTGAGCGAGTGGCAGGGATCGATGGGCGACGCAGCTGCACCGTCAGCAAGGAGAACATCGAGGATCCCAACAGGAAGAGCGCTTGCTTTTACTTCAGTTATTACAATTTAATAAATATCCGGACGTGGCTCAGTTTGGTAGAGCGCTTGCTTTGGGAGCAAGATGCCGCAGGTTCGAATCCTGTCGTCCGGACCACACAAAGAGAACCGACCACAAGGTCGGTTCTCTTTGTGTTTTCGTATTACGGTATTGAGCATTCGGCATCTTGCGAACAAAGCAAGGCACCGCAACAGGGGAGCGATGGGAGCGCCGCCGGTGGCGGATGAAGCGAGGGGAGCGAGTGGCAGGGACCGATGGGCGACGCAGCTGCACCGTCAGCAAGGTGAACATCGAGGATCCCAACAGGAAGAGCACTTGTCCCTTAGATAATATAATAGTGGAAAATAAGAGAATGCTGTGTTACAATATGGCATAGGAAAATCCAACATAAAATGACAGGAAGTGTGGATTATGAAAATCGTTATTATCGGTCTTGGCACCATTGGAAAGACCATCCTGAAAAATCTTTCCGGCGAGGAGCATACCATTACGATCATCGACGAGGATAAAAACCGCATCGAGAACCTGATTGAAAAATACGACGTAATGGGTGTTGTGGGCAATGGTGCCAGCATGGACATTCAGAACGAAGCGGGTGTGGCAGATGCGGAGCTGGTGATCGCTTTGACCCGCAGCGATGAGCTGAATATTCTTGCCTGCATGGTGGCTAAGAGGGTAGGTGC